TGAAAGACGATTCTTTCTGTCGTTTCCGTTGCCCCATCTACCGGCAAGAACTTCCTGTGCGATCTGCTCATTCGATTTTCTGGCAAACGCAGCGTTAATCTTGTTCTGTACTTCCGTATACCGGCTACCGAGAACAACCTTTCTTGTGTCACCGTTACCATATTTACCGGATTTCGTCTCATTTACAAGCATATCTGCTGATGCGGAACTGATGTGATCAATAAATCCCTGTACTTCACTGTACCGCGATCCAAGAGCAAATTTACGTGCATCTCCGTTCCCGTATTTTCCCTGCATAACTCCAACTGCCAAATCCAGCGCAGACCCTGCCGGAGCTGTTGCTGGATTACTTGGTGATACGTTATTTCCTTTACCGGCGTATTTATTCCAGTCTTCCCGGTTTCCATAGAATTTGTTCAAATCCAGATTTCCAGCCCATCCATTTAAACGCCCACACGAACTGTACTGTCGCATTACGCAGGTATAACTTCCTTCATTCCAAGGATGATCCTGATACCCCGTTGTATTCATGTCAGCGTACTGTGCTACCCAAAGCGGATAATTTCCGATTCCGGAAAGCCGGTTCATGGCACTCTGCTGGACATATACAATTGGATTGACCCCGGTTTTAGAAGCAACATAGTCACACCATGACTTCACCCAGGCATGATCATTTGTGCCAAATGCCGGATTCGTGTATGATTCCCAGTCTAAGATAAGAATCGCTTCTCCCACACGATTTCCAACCTGTTTTAAGAAATGGTCTGCCTCTGCCTGTACGTTTCCACCAGATGCATAGTGATAAATACCCAAGCATTTGCCTGCTGCTTTCGCCTGTGCATAGGCTCTCTCATAATCCGGGTTTACATAACCAGTTCCTTCAGTTGCCTTCGTGATCACAAAGTCACACGGAACAACTGTAAGATTAATCCCTGATTGATAGCTGCTTATATCAATTCCATTCATTGCCATAATACATTCTCCTTCCAAATAAAAAGAGGACGATTATTCGCCCTCTGAATCATTATCCACTTTCACCTGATCTTCTACCTGCGATCGGATGTGTTTCACAAGCGGCTGCATAAATGCCGGGATATTCACTCCCATGTCCTGAATATTTTCTAAAATACTGATAATCTCATTGCAGATCAGCCACATTGCCACAACACATGCCACCAGAAATGTGACTGGTGACTTCCAACCAATTGAAGTTGATGCATATAGAAGCATTTCATCAATAATCGCTCCCACAACTACCAGCAGCCACATAGATACCTTTTTGAAAATTCCTCTGATACTTTTATAGGAATTGATATCCTGTGCTCTGTATTTGCTTGCCATAAGTCCGGTAGCATAATCAATCAGATTACATGCCACCAGCAGGATCACCGGCACTGCAAGCACTCCAAGAAGCGCCGACAGGAAAGCAAATACTGCCGTAAAAATTGCTTTGATATAATTTGCCTGTTCCATTTTATATACCTCATTCTTTCTTATTTTACTGTAAAAAAATAAGACCTTCCGGTCTCGCTCTGATATCCATATTTTCTCCATTAAAAAAGACAGCTCCGAAGAGTCTGCCTTTTGTCTGTTATTCTGTTATAATTTCTTGCCACATCTCGGACAGTAGTTAATCGGTATATTCATTTCCATCATGTTTTCTTCACCGCCGTAATCAGATACCCCAATATGCAGTACACTTTGTTCGTCCACTTCGCCACCAAACAGCCACAACTCCAACCGCTTTACCGGATCTCCTTTAGCAAGTACCACCGGACGTGCGCCCAACAGATTGCTCATATCCTTTTTGCCAA